GGCCTCCCCCTCTCCCCCCTGCCGCCGCGTCAAATGTGTATAGGAGACCTCCCCCAATCCATTGCCCAATGCCCGAAAAAACAATTTTCGGGTTTCCAATTCCCAGGAAATAGAATATCCGCCCGCGGACCGGTTTGGGGTCATGCCCTTAATCCCCGCCGACATTCTGTGATAAACTGCCATATCGCAAGCATTCGCATCGGCGGGCGCGTCTGCATCGACCGAACCTTTCAACATGATAATATCAATATCATCATCCGAAATGTTAAGTCCGTTCAATGATTTGGTTATGTATTCTTTGTTTGTCATATCGTCCTACTTCTTGCAAAAGACCTTTGGGGCGATATTTCACGCCCCATTGGTCGTTTAGTTCTTATTCCAAGATGTTGCGTTGGTCTGCATCAGCACTGACCGCCCGGCAAGATTCCAAGCGGGGAAAAGGTTTGCGATTCCCTCGGTTACTTCCTGAACGGGCGATTCATTGGAATACTTCTTGACAAGGGTATGTCCGTGCATAACCTTTTCGGCTACGCTGCCAGCCATCTTCTTTGCGTCAATAGGCTTTTTCCAATAGGTCTTGCCAAGTACCTTGCTTTCGGAGAAAAGAATCACATCATCCTCAAACGGGTTTGAGGTGATACGCGAACCATCGGCAAGTTCAATCGTAATGTCTTGGTCAATTACGATAATCTGCAAGCCACGGTACAACTCATTCTTCTTGGCAAGATATGCGTTCACGGTCGCAAGGTCGGGCGCATCCTGTGTGCCTGTTGCGTTCTGAATGAATGAAGAACACTTCTTCCAAACCTCCTCTTGTGAAGCGAGTTTTTCAAAGGTATCAACATTCATAAAGGCGAACTTGTACTTTGCGCCATACAACTTTCTACCCAATTTCAGGGCGGCGGGAATGTCCTTGGTCAAAGGCTTTGCAGAAGTGCCGGAATCGTATGCCGTTGCGACACCGATTTTCTGCTCTGCCGGAATCATGTAATCAACATCGTATTCCGTTACGACCGCCGCGTTGTTGGAATTGGTGAACTTGACCTTTCCAAGCGAAATTTGGCGCAATGCAATCCATTCGGCACGGGCTGCAACGCCATCCCAACAAAACTTGGTATCTTCCGCCCAAAATTCGACAAGGGCTTTCAAGTCGGGGTTATTGCTCGACATGGCAACCATAATGTCGTATTCGGTCAATTCGTCTTCGTTCTTTTCACGCGAAATGGTGATTTTGGGAATATCACCTTGGATTCTTGAAATCGCTTCACGGGTCTTTCTCGGAATAGTCGCACCCCTTGCAACAAGGTCGGCGGCAATCTTCAAGCCGGACTGCGCTTCAAGCATCTTCCACGTCAAGAAATTGGTTTCTTTGAGTGGGAAAAGGGTTGGATAATAATAGTCTTTGAGGTCGTAAGTACGAATTACGGCTTCCATGTCCTTTTCATTCAACCCAACCATCAATGTTTTCTGCATATTGGTTTACTTTTAAGGGTTAAACATAAGCGATGTTTTTCAATGCCGTAAGGATGGCATTGCTTACTGCCGGGGCATTGGCTTTGCGTACAACACCGATAACCCACGCATCGACAAACAAGTTTTCGGACGGCTCGACATCCCAATTTGACCCCGCAATGGCAACCGGGGTATTCTTCAATGTCTTGTCCGCTCCCTTGGATTCAAATGCGCACGTTCCGGCGACGATAGCCGCGCCAAGCGTTGTGCCAACGGTGATAACATCTTTTGCCGGGTCGGTCTTGTCAATTGCCGTGATAAGCTGACCATTGCAAGCATCGGTTGCGAAACGGTCGCCCACCTTGAAGTGGTGTCCCTTGGCAACTTCATAGGTTGTCGCGGTTGCAGTTGCAGCCGTTACAATCTGCGCGGTCTTACATACGACATACAAGCCATTATCGCCAACGGCAAGGGGTGTACCCTCAAACAATGCCGAACCGCCCAAATTGGCAACGGAAACCGTAACGCCACCGGGAATGTCGGCAACGCGGTGAAGAATACACTTCACAACGCGGTTGTCTTTTTTACGTTTAATCGTTAATGACATACGTTTGAAAAATTAAAAGTTAAATTTCCTTGCCCGTGAAGTTGTCGTTTCCGGGCTTTTGGCTTTCCACGTATTCGGCAACGCCCTTGGAAATACCGCTTTCTTCTTTCTGTGAGAAAAGCGGGCTTCCCCCGGCATTGTCCAACTTGTTGTCTGCCACGTTTTGATTTGCGGTTTCAATGTCCGCCGCCTTTGCCGTCAAGTATTCATTGAAATCTGCATCGTCCTTGAAAGTCATGCGCTGAAAGTCTTTCAAGGTCTGCGCCTTGAAATTCTCATCCTTGCATCCGTTCAACTTCTCGTTCAATGCCAGAAGCCTTGACTTTGCGATGTTGTCCGCATCGTAAGCCGACAACTTTTCTTGAAAAGGTTTGACCGCTTCGGCAACCGCTGCTTTTACAATTGCGGAAATGTCGTTGGGGTCAGGTTCACCATTGCCGCCCTTGCCGCCGGGTTCGGTTTGTTTGGCAACGAAATTGAACTTCTTTTTCAAGTTCGCTTCAAAGGTCTTGTTGCTCTCGGACACCTCTTTGTCCACATCCGCGCGAACCTCCTTGACAAACTCATTCACTTGCGCATCGGTGATTTTTTCGACAAGGGTTTTCGCTTCGTCCTCTGTTGCCACCTGTAACGCAAAGGCGCGTGCCATGTGGTTAAGGACATCTTTTCGCACGCCTGAGAACTTTGCAATCAGTAATGCCAAAATTGTTTCTCTCATGTTCAAATGTTTTATGTGTTACAAATCAAATCTTTGGCAAAATTATAGTGTTTTACTATAAAACACACAAGAAAATCCCCATACTTATGCTTTACTTATCCACATTTTTGCATTGCAAACGCATTTTTTCGCCAAAAAAGTTTGTTATATTAAATAAAACTATTACCTTTGCAGTGTGTTACTATAAAACACAAGAGTAATAACAAATAAAACTTTCGCATGAAAAAGACAAGTATTGAAACACTCGCAACCCAATATGGGTTATCGGTTGAGTTCCTTACCGAACTTGAAACAAAGGTTGTGGACAAGGAAAACTTTGCTCGTGCGGTCAAGATGTTTGCGGACGGGTTGTTGCCGTATGATATGGCAACCGGGAAAGACCCAATCAATGTTGCGGAATACCGAAAGACCGTTGCCAAGAACTTGCGTGAGTTTCGGCACAATCAGCAAGAAAAGGTCAAAGCCGCAATGGAACAACAACGTAAGATTGTGGAGTATTACACGGGCTGCAAGCGTTTGACATCACACGGCAAAGCCAATAAAGCCGTTTCGGAGGTCGTTTTTGTCAAGGATGGACACTTGGTTGCCTTTGCACACTTTGAGCCGAAACAAGGGGGCATCTACATGGCAAACAATGAAGTTATGCCGAACTTTCATTGGCAACCGCATGAAGCATTGGCAAGGCTGCGCAAGCTGAACAAAGCCTTTTATCGGAAAGTGAAGAAAGTGGCGGTCAATTCGCCCCGTGAATGGTTCAACTTTGATAATATGACCAAATGACAAAAGATGAATATATTGAAAAGGTGAACGACATTCGCTTGCGAATGTGCAAAGAAGTTGCCTTTGTTACGGCGGAATACCTTAAACGAAATCAAGATTCCGATTTGGATGTTGAAAGTGAGGGCTTGTGCGTTAAGTGTTTGCCAAACAAAGAAATTGCCCGGCTTTCATTTCACGGAATGATTCAAAGGGATTTTTCATTGCTTGAAGTTTCCCTTTGGCGCGATAAAGTGTTTTGCAAATAAAAAGCAATTGAAACACAACATATTATAACAATAATAGATTTACTTTGAAAATAAAATAACATGGCAAATTTAGAAAATATAAAACTTGGTGATTCTGTCATTTTCTCGTCCGGCGGTTGGGGGCAAAGAACTATCATTGCCAAGGTTACAAGGGTAATGCCCAAACAATTTGAAGTTGGTTCATACCGTTTTCGCAAGAAAGATGGGGCAATGATTGGTGATACATACAATCAATGTCGCCTTGCCACCGAAAAGGATATTTCAGACTTTAAGATGGAACAACACCGCAATTCATTAAGAAGTACAATTTCCAACTTTTTCAGGTATCACGATAAAATAAACTCATTGTCGGTTGATGAAATGGAAAAGATTGTTGAAGTAATCAAAGATAAGATGCAAGCATGAATGGCAATACAATATATCACGTGTGTTTGGAGGGCGCATTGCACCGATATTTCGGTTCAATATCCGCCATCTTTGACCAATTCACCCCGCAAGATTTGGGGGTGTCAAAGGCTCGGTTGTGGGCATACGGCATAACAGAAGAAAAGCCGTATCAGAACAAAAAGTGCATCATCCGCAAGGGTGTCATCCATCGAAAGAGAACAAACAGGAAACCGCCTTGATGCAATTGCAGTGCATTTGCATTGCAAAGGTTAAGCAAATTTTATGCAAACACCAATCCTTGCGCAAAAAGCACCGCAAACACACTACCTTAAGCACTCAAAAAACACTTATATAGGCACACATTTCCATGACAACAAGCAAAAACAAGCCATTACAAACCGTTGATTACAAAAGCATTATTGCAAGTGCTATGCAAATGCAATGCAAGACTAATGGTTTGCTTTGCTATTAAATAAAAGAAAATAATATATATTATTCACTACGTTCATAATATAAAGATAGGGGGAAAACAAGTTTTCCGACTCTCCCCACCAAGAAAACAAGATATTTTCGTACCTTTGCAAAATGTTAAACATTTAATTCGCAACAATATGAAAAAGATTCTGTTTTTAGTGGCAATGGTATTGCCGATGGTGTTCGTGGGGTGTTCTGAAACTAACGAGCAAAAAGCGCAAAAGTTGATTAAAGAACACATGATGAAGAATGTCCACGATGCAAGTTCTTATGAAGTAGTGGAATTTGGAAGCCTTGATTCTACTTTCACAAACATAATGGATGATTCCACATTTCATCATGCGTTTGTAAAACGAATAATTTGCCAAAAAATGCGAAATCAGTTATACAATGAAACGCAACTTTGGCGAACAATAGACAAAGAACGATATAATCACTATAAAAATAGGCATGATGCTTATGTTGATTCAACCGATATGTATTATAAACAAGAACAAAAGGCACGGGAACAATTTGTGCCAATGTTCAATGGTTATGTAATGACACATTCTTTTAGGGCAAACAACGAAATTGGAACACCAATTCTAAATAAAGTTGTCATTGTTTTTTATAAGAAACTAACACAAATAAAGTCTGTTAACGATTGGTATGAATACAAATCTATTGAAAAAGAGGAGAATTGGAAAATTTTGAAAAGGGAAGGGTTAAATAAAAAGGAAA